GCACTATCGCGGACCGTCGGAGATTGATGCTCTCTGGGTCCAATCGTTCGAGTCCGCTGGTGAGGCCCCGTGAGCGGCAGCCCTCTCCGCCCCCTGATCCCCGCGCATCAGGCCCTGGAGCGGGAGCAGGCCCCTCCAGAGCCCTCTGCCCTCCCGGCGCCCCCTGAGCGTCTCCAGGCGGCCCTGAGGGCGTTGCGGTGGACGTATGGTACCCTGGCCGTCGAACTACGGACCAGCCCGTCGACCACGCGGAACTGGGGCCTGGGTCGCTCGCCTGTCCCTCCGGCGCTGTTGGCGTGGCTCGAGGGTCTCGCGGCATTCCGCCACGCGCATCCCGCCCCGTCACTGAGGGATCGCGAGTCATGAGCGCGAAACCAAAGCGGGCACGCGGACCCGAGCGGTGGGCCAGGCAGGTGCGCTTCGACATTGAGTTCGCCAGGCGCATGATCCTCGAACAGGGATCATGCGCGACCATCCTGGTGATCCACCTCCCTGGCGATCGGCGCGTCGTCTGCACGCCGCCGCCTGGCCTGGGGAAGGAAACGGTGGCGCTTTACCTGCGCGCGTATTGCGCCGCCCATGACGCTGAGGGCTTCGCTTTCATCACCGAGGCATGGATGCGCGACGTGCCGAGGCGGTTTGGCGAGACCGAGGCCGAACATGATGCGCGGATAGACGCGGTCCCGATCCGTGAGGCCGAGGATCGTGTCGAGATCGTCATGGCGCAGGTTGTCTATCGTGACGGCGACGAACGGCGAACGGCGCATGAGGAGCGGGAGATCATGCGGGACGCGACGGGCAAGGTGACCGGGTTCAGGCCGTTGGACCTGACCGGCGCGAGCGAGGGCCGGTGGGTTGACGTCCTGCTACCCGAACCGCCCACCGCCGAGCAACGCGCGTCCGCCGCCGTGGCGCTTGAGCACCTGTCAGCCATGGGCCTGAACTTCGTTCTGGGTTAATCTCCGTCCGTCGCGGGGCCGCCTCGCGACTGTCACCACGATCCACTCCGACCGCCGCCGCCTTCCCCCTTGGCGGCGGTTTTTTTTGTGTCGAAAACCATCCACCCCACCACCTCCACAGCCATTTCTGAAGTCTTTTCTATAGGGTTCTTGCAGGCACACCCACGTAAGCAATGCGTAACAGGTGGTGGAGGTGGTGGAGGTGGTGTTATGATTGATATGCATACGTTTTTTATTCCACCACCTATACCACCACCTATCTATATATATATACAGGTGGTGGAATTGGCGGTCTTTTTCGGTGATTCCACCACCTTTCTCTGGGCACGAGATATCCGAGACATTTTCCCACCACCTCAATTACGTGCCTCATCACGTGCCTCATCACGTGCCTTCTTTGGGCGGTCGCCAGACCCTGGTGGAGTGGCCTTTTTTTCCACTGGTTTCGGGTGTTGATTCCCAGTGCCGTTCCCACCCGAGGGAGCGAAGGACGGCGCCTGCCCGCATGGAGGCTGCCTTGGTCATCCGTTCCTTTGGCATCCCGATGGCTTCCTCGAGCACTCGGGAGGAGGTTACTGGCTCGACCAGATTGGTCGCGGGGTCGGTGAGCCAACGGACGACCGCTGGCTGCCAGACTTCTTCCGACATGCGGGATTCCGTGGTTTCACTGGCCGCGTTCTGTAAATCCTGGTCATCCAGCCAGAGGTTTTCCCCGCTGTCTTCGCGCGCGGCGGCTTCGGCCCATAATTGATCGCGGTTGACGACCAGCCAGTGGAGATCCACGGACTGGCACGGCACCGGCCACATGCGGCTGTTGCCAGTCTGATCCCGTAGATAGTCGTCACTGTTCGTGGTCCCCGCCAATACGCCCTGGCGTGGCCGGTCGACGAAGTCGCGCCCATGCACTGGCCGGTAATGATCGACCGAACGGGACAGGAACGCCTTGATTGTCTCCACCTCGGTTCTGACCAGGTGCTCGATCTCAGCGAATTCCAGGCACCACAGGCCATGCAGGGCGATGGCGGCATCCCGGTTGGCGAGATCCAGGGGCACCGCGTCGGAAAACCATTCACGGCTGAACAAGGTCAGGAGCGCGGTGCTTTTGCCGATGCGTTGCGGCCCTTCCAGGATCAGCATGGAATCGAATTTACAACCAGGGCAACGCACCCGGCGCACGGCGGCGATCAGGAATTTGGCACCGATGGCCTGGAAATAGCCGTGGCGTTGTCGCCATGCGTCGGTGCCCTGGATCTCGTCGTTGCGGGCGTCGAAGGCGTTCGTCAGCCAGTTGTCCAGCCGTTTGGTTCCGTCCCATTTCAGTGTATCGAGCCAGTCGCGCACGGGATGGAATGGGTGCGACATGGCGGTGACGGCCATCGCGTCGGAGATCGTGTTACGCTGGAACCGGGGTGCCCAGACGCGTTGCATGTAAGCCTGCACCAGCGAGATGTCCTCATCCTGCCAGAAGCGTGGATAGGGTCCTGGCATCAGGAACCCGCTGTCCTCCGATGGCGGCGCCTCGCGCATGAGCATGCGTCGGTCGGTGAACAGGTTATGGCCGAGCGTGCCTCGGAACCTTGGATCGTGCGCCATGATGATCAGCGCGTTGGCCAAGGTCGGGTGGACCTCGCCTTCCCTGGTGTGGTGCAGGCGACCGACCCAGGACGGTTTTGGGGCGGCGGTGATCGGGACCACGTTATCCACCGCATCCGTGGGTGGCGGCTCGTCATCTTCCATCGCCGGCCCCCATGGGATTGCGCCGGCCCGAGCTGATCCCGGAGCGGATGGTGTCGCGTGTCTCCACGTGGTCCAGCCCGGCCTGTCGCGCGGCGCCGTAGAGGGCCTCGACCGCCTCCATCTCGCCGAGCAACCCGGCGCCGATCATCCGGCCGATCTGGTAGGCCCGTCGGTTCAGGGTTTCGTTACGCGACCCCGGCGGCGCGTCGATCACCGCCAGGGCCGCGCGATACAGCCGGCGGCGCGCCTGGTCCGAGGTATCGATCACCACTGCCACCCGCTTTGGTTCGGGCGGCATCTCGACCAGCCTGACCAGCCAGCCCGGCGCGATGGGGGGCGCCACATCCCACGGCGCCCAACCGCGCGCCCATCGGTAGGGCTGGCGGGTCACGATATGGATGGAGGGCGGGATTGTGAGGGACAGCATACCCCGGCGTGGATCGATCCCTGGCGCCGGGTAGCCGGTCCTGCCGATGATCCGCTCGCCATTGTGGCGAAATATCAGCCCGTAACCACCGCCGCCGGAAAGCGAGGTGGGGCGTGGCGGCAAGGCGCCATGGACGGCGACCAGCGCTCGCAACGCCGCGATTCCGTCCGCCGCGTGGGTTGGCCCGGCGGCATCGACATCGAGTCCCCAAAGCCCCGAGGGGCCGAAGATGAGGCGCCAGTTGCAACGCGGATACTCCCGGCACCAACGCGCGATCTGGTTCAGGTCGTCGGTCGCCGCCAGATGCGCGCCGGGATAAGCGGCGGCACGACTGGAACGGGACGTTGGAAACACCTTGAAGCCCACCAGAGCGGCGCGTTCGATGTCTGAAGGGATGGATGCCACCGATCAGGAACCGACCAAGGTCACGGTGTGCGAGGCACGGGTTATGGCGACATACAGTCCCTTCTTGCCTTCGTCCGGCGCGCGTTTGACCCAGTCGCGGAACTCCGGCACGTCGATGAACACATGGCGGAACGTCGAGCCCTGCGCGTTATGCGTGGTCAGCGCGTAAAGTGGCCGCGCGTCGACGAACTCGGCCTTGAAGGCGTGGAAGTCCTCCCACGAGGCGGTATCGCCGATGGCCGCGCGCGCCAGCGTGTCCAGCCGCGCTTTGTGCTCCATCCAGTCGCGGACAATGTGGATATCCACGACATTACCCCCCGCCGAGACCACACGGACCTCCCAGGTTGGAATTTCCAGGTGTTGGCCGGCGGCGATCGACACCACCGTCACTTCTTCGTTGGTCGACAGCACGATTTCCTTGTTGACGACGAGCGGAGTGCGGATCAGCGCGCGTTCGCCGGAAACGAATGGCACCGCCGGATCGTGGCCCAGCCAGCGGCGCACGCGGGCGTTGAACCAGTCCACCCGATCGTTGCGCCAGACCAAATAGCGGAACGTGTCGGGATCACTGACGAAGGCGGCCGATGTGAAGGCGTGCTTCAGCCATGCGTTGACCTCATGGCCTGGATTGAAAATCCCGGTATCGCCAATCCGAAGGGGAGTGGCCCACGACCAATCGGGCACGACGGCCGCCTGGGAGGCGCGCACGACGGCCGAGGCGGCGATGATGGGATTGCCTTCCGCCTGCCGCACGATGCCGCGCAGATGGCTTTCGGGGACCGTGGCGAAGCAGCGGCTGCCGGCCTCGCCCACGGGCGGGAGTTGCGCCGGATCGCCCACGAACACCACGGCGATCTCGGCCAGCCAAAGCTCGATGTGGCGCATCATGGAGGCGTCGAGCATGGACGCCTCATCGATGATGACGAGGTCGGCCACGACCGGCGGTGCTTTGGGGCGGCGGATGAAGACCTGTCGGGCACCTTCGGCTTTTGGCCGCAGGCTCAACAGGGAATGAATGGTGCAGACCGGGATTTTGATACCGGCGGCGCGCAGTTTGCGGCTCAACACCTCGCACGCCTTGTGCGTGGGACCGCAGAGCACGACCTTTTTGGTCCCCCAGCGCGTGGCCAACACCTGGATCAGCGTGGTCTTGCCGGAGCCAGCATGGCCGGTCAGCAGATGTGGCCGGCGCATGATGATCGACGCTTCAATCTCCGCCAGCGCGCGGGCCTGATCCTCGTTCAGCGTGATGCCGAGGGGGCTGGTCTCCGCCGGAGGAGGTGTCTCCGGCGCTTCTTGCTCAACCTCCAACTTCTCTTCGATGGCATCCAGTGTCTCGATCTGAGCAATGGACAGGCGGACGTTCTCGCCATGCTGGTCGATGCGTTCCTGAATATCATCCAGGAACCCCCTTTCCCACGCGGTCAGATAAGGGGAACCAAGTCCTTCCTCGACGATCTGGCTGACGTGCCAAAAATCGTCGAGGGAGCAAAACTCATCCATTGCTATACCGTATCAAAATGGTATGTCATCATCAATATCACCAGCCAGAACCTTTTCCCGTGACGGTACCGGCGCGCGATTGATCGCCGGTGTGCGTTGTCCCGCCGTGGATCGCGCCGCTTCCGTGGCCTCGCGCGGCAGGTAGTCCACTACCTGGTTGCCAGCGCCGTATTGCCCGTTGGCCGGCTTGATCTTCAGCCGCAGGCGCCCAACACGGCTCTCCAGGAAGTCTGGATCGAGCTCACCGTTCTCGTATTGCGAGACCATATCGATGGCCTCGGCCAGATGGCGGGCCTTCCAGGCCCAGTTGTCAGTGCCGAGAACATAATCGAAGACGGTGCGATGCCTGCCGTCGCCAAGCAGGATGTGCAGCGTCAGCTTCAGCATATCGTCGCCTTTGGCGGAGCGTGTGTCCTCCGCCTGATAGATCGAGAAATCGTAATCCCCAGGGGGCAACGGTTCGAATGAAGTCGCGGCCGCCGCCGCTTGTTCGGGTGTGACGGGTTTAACGTGCATGATGGTTTCCTTCCTTTTCAGGCGGACAGACGCGACCTGAGATTTTCGATGACCTTGGCTGCCTTGTCCGCGTCCATTTCGGTCCAGGCCTCGACGCCGGCTTTCTTGAAGACTTTCTCGGCCCAGTCGTCGGGCATTTTCACGATCGACAGCAGCCGGCTCAGTTCGGATATCTGGCCTTCATCGGCGAGCACGATTGGTTTCGCCTCTTGCTCGATGACGATGCGGCCATAGCGTTCGGCGAAGTTCTCGTATGACCACGGGAACATGTCGCCCTCGGGGAACGTCGGCAGGCGCGACTTGCCGATATAGGCATAGCGGCTGGTACCAAGCTTCGCGATGCGAAGCGACAGATGCAGGTCGTACTCAAGCTTATCTTGCGCGTCGGCGCAGTAGCCGATCATTTCGCGCTGCTTCTGGTCGTTCAGGCCCCAGAGGTCTTTCTGATGCGCGATAAAGACCGCGTTCATGTCCAGGCGGTTGATCCATTTGATCAGCGACTGGAATTGCCGCGTGGGCAGTTTCTTGAACGCGCCGAACGCGTCCTTGGCGCCGAGCCGCTCCTGCTCGTCCGACAGCGCCACGTTCCAAAGTTTCGATATCGAGTCGATGACGACGGTGCGATAATTGTGCTGCTCCGTGGCCAGTGCCTGGATCTGATTGATGACCACGTCGAAATCCAGGCTACCCTGATCGGGGCCGAGATAGGCGCCACCGGACGCGCGCAACTTGGCGCGGTAGTGGTCGAGATCAGCGCCGCCCTCGGTGTCGATGTAATAAACGGCGGGGAAATCCAGGCTGACCCAGGTCTTGCCGACCCCAGGAGGACCGTAGACCAGGACCGTGGGGTGTCCGGGCTCGACGGCCTCCGGCTCGACGGCGAGCAGCTTCGACCGGGGTTTCGTGATGGCGTTCATGGCGGTTCTCCTTGACAAATTACGTCAGGCACTATACACCCAACGCAATGCAATAGCAATGCGTGAGAAGCCATTATGAGTGCGAAAAAAACGTTTTCCTTGCGGTTACCCGAGGATTTGCGGATCGAATCGGAGCGTCTGGCCAAGGAAGAGAGCCGGACGCTGACCTCTCTGATCACGCATCTGTTGGCGCGAGAGGTGGCGGTTCGGCGGGCAAAGTCGGGGCGCCAGAACCTCATGGGTCAATCTCGGGCAGCCTGAGCCACGCCCCACGCCGTATCGGTGACGGCCGTTTCGGCAGGCCCATGCGGCTGCGTTGCCCGGCGATGGCGTTGACCGTCGTGCGCATCTCGCGTGCCATCTCCGAGAGCGACAGCCCGCGCGCCGACAACTCCGCCAGCTTCCCACGCGCCTCCCGCGACCATTCCGCGTTTCGCGTGAAACCGTCCAGTTTCGGCGTCTCGACGATCCGATATCGTTTGAACTCAACGCGCGTCAGGCACCCCTCGTCGCACCACTGCTCGATGATCGTCTTGACCCACTCCAGCCCGACGCCCGTAGCGGCCGCGATCTGGCGCGGCGAGGCATGCAGAACGTGGCCCTGGCGATTGGCCTCGATCCAGCCCCACACCCTCTCCCGCGCGTTCATGAGCCGCGCTCCGGTGTCCAGAGATCCAACTGTCGCGATGTGTTATCCAGCTTCCTGATCGTCACGGCGTAACGCGTGGCGCTGGTGCCATCGACGCTGTCCGCCCCGGCCGCCACGGCCATCGCCATGCGGCGTCCGGTGTTCACCCTGGCGACATGGTAGTGGACGGCGTGAGCGGCGCAGAACCGGCCCCAGGCCGCCATCGTGGCCAACTTCCATTCCGTCGAGCCGCCCAGGAAAACACCGACCGAGGGGCCGACCAGCGGTGCGAGGTCGGTCTCGACCATGCCGTCCTGCACCGCGATCAGCACCAAGGGACAAACGGACAGGCAGCGATTAAGCCAGCGAACCGACAATGCCAGCGATGCCAGACCGCCGGCCACGATATCCGGCAGCACGATCCAGCGAGCTCGCGCGCCGAGTTGCTCGATCAGGCGTTCAAACGCATCTCCGTCAAAAGATCGCCCCGCCTGGAAGTCCGACCACGCGCCGTTGTCGAGCACGTAATCGTCGAACCCCTCGGTGCGCCAGACGCCGGCACGCGAAACCAGCAGGCCCCACCCGGCTTCCCGTAAGGCGGTCAGATTGCGGCGTGTGCCGGTGCGAGACGCGTAGCACATCATCGATCGACCCATCGGGTGATCACCCAGGCCACCAGCCACGACAGGGCGACCAACGCGGGCCAGACCAACCACAGGTGATCCCGCGCATTCACGCCGGTAGCTTCCCAGGGGCCAGCCACGTCAGCGCCCGCCGCTTTGGGGCCGTCCGCCGCATCGCCGGCCGCACTGACCTCATGCGTGCCGTCACCACGCCCGCTTCGGCGAGCGGCCAGAAAGCCGCCATGCAGTCGGTTCGATCGGCTGGCGTGATCGTGATCCCGGCGCAGTTTTTGTCGTTTGAGATGATCCCCATGTTCTGTGCGAGGTCGAGGATTGGTTTCACATTGTTATCAATATCGGTTCTCGACGTTCGCGGCACCTCGATGACGATGTTGAAGCGTGAGGTAATCGTCACAAGTCCCACGATCTGCATCTTGACGAGCCACCCGGCTTCGTCTCGCCACGCTTTGTATTCCGGTGTCAGGTCGCGATGGCCACGACGGGTCATTTGCCGCGAGAACATGCGGTTGGCCGATGTTGGGCGTGGAAAGTTAATGACCACGGCAGGCTGTTCGCTCACTTCGCCAGTTTCCATGCCGCGTTGAAGATCGGCACATCGCCGTCGAGCACGGGTTTTTGTCGCCGGCGCCGGATTACCAGCGGCGTCACGCAGGCGATGACACAAGACGATTTCAACTCGGTCTTTCGCCGGTCGGCCGCCTCCTTCGTTTCGAACGTCTCGCGTTCAATCGGTGGCATCGGGTCGCCGAACGCGTGCCGGCGAAAGTCCTGCCACGATACTGTCCACATCTCCCCGCCTCCCTTTGTTCACGCGGTTTCGGCTTCCTCGCACGGATACATGTCCGGACGGATTTCGCATCCTGGTATGCCGGTGAGCGCGGCCACGCGCGGGACGTGTCTGGCGGGCACCCGCCGCCACTGGGTAACAGCGGAGGGGACGATCCCAAGATGTTCAGCCAACCGACTGGGGCCGATCTTCTGAAGAACCTTGATCAGGGGGGCGTCATAATCTGGCATGACCTGAGTATGCAGGACTGCTGCATACGGTCAACCCATCCATCTCCTGTCTTGCAGGGAATCTACATTCCGTCCCATATTCCCGGCCATGAGTGACGAGGTGATTTATAAGGTCGAGATAGGCCGCCGGCTGCGGGTCGCGATCGAGGCGATTGGCGAGACCCAGGCGGAGGTCGCGCGTGAACTGGGCGTCTCTACGCGGCGACCATTATCCCGCCCATTGGTTCATGAAATGCTTTTCCGACCGCTACGGGGTTTCGACGGAGTGGATTTTGCGCGGGATTGTTTCAGAGGCGCCTTCGGGATTGGCGAAGGCAATATGGCGCGCGGATCAGGCTTCGCAGGCGGATCAATAGGCAGGGGTTGGCCGAGCTTCCGCAGGATCAATAAGACAGGCTGATATCCCGGCGGTTCACGGTCGGTGAAAAAAAGATGCAGAGAGTCTGCATCGCCATATTGACTGATGCAGAAACTCTGCATAGGGTGGCCTCCAGACACACGGAGGCTATCATGCTCAAGGCGCATTTCGACCACTCCCAATCTGATAAGGAATTACTTGGCGGCACGCACGGTGCCCACGGCGTCGCTGGCGCGAGTGGTGTATTTTACCAAGCAATACTACCGAAGCAAGAGGTAAAACGGGGCAGGACTCGCTTTAATTGTATTCCAATACTTGAGAGCGCGTCTAATGATTGCGCGCTTTCGCCACAGCCGCGCGCGTGGCCCAATTCCGCAGCCTGTGACGGACTGTCTCTGTCGTCAACCTGCCCCCGCTGCGAGGATGGGATTGCTTTCAACGGCAACGACCCGGCCGGCGGTGTGCGTTGCGATATCTGCGATGGCGCGGGCGTGTTGGAGCCTGTGTGCGGCCTGTGCGGCGAATATGGCGCGACGGATCGGATCGGTGACGAGGTGTTCCACCTGGGCTGCGCCGAGGAGGTTCTGGCCGACATGCACCGTGTGATCGAGATGATCGAGAGGGCGGCATGAGCGAGGATCGCCCTTCGCGGGTCCAGGGCGCCGCCGGGTATTACGACATCGTCGACCCGTGGGACCGCCGCGCCGACGACATTCTGAGCGTTGAGAGGCTCACGAGTTGGTGCAGAAAGCACATCGAACCGCCGCCCGCCGCCATCCTTTACGACGCCACGGCCGCGATCGAGCGACTGAAACAGGAGGCGCGGGATGACGTCGTCGTGCATCGGTAACGATCCATATTGTCCTTGCCAGGACGGCGATGCTTGTCATTACCGAGACATACCTGGATCGCCCGGATGGCCCCTGCCAACCGCCAACAGGAGGCGCGCGATGAGCGATGAATATAGCGATGAGTATGCCCGCGCGGTGTTGGAGATGTTGATCGTCAATCGTGGCGGCCTCCCGGAAGCGTGCGACTTTTGCAAGCAGCCATTCACCGTGGCCCGTTATCCGCTGCCCGAGGAAGCTGGCGCGTGGGCGTGTTCTGAATGCGAAGCACGGTGGACCCGGCGGGAGGACGCGGACAATGTTGAGTGAGGAACTGCGAAATCTCGCGTTGTGGATGCGCACGCGACGAAAGTTTCGCGCGCTTCGGGACATGCCGTGCGATCCTTACGGCGAGGAGCTGGCGATTGAGCGGCTCGACGAACTGGCCGAGCGGGCGGAACGGCTGGAGGCCGGCACGCGGTTGATGAGCGGTGCCGAGGTTGCCGAGATGGTCAGCAGAGAAGGTATTGGGCGATGATTGAATTTCGGCCCCTGACAGCGTGCGAGCGGTTTTCGCGTCTGATCTGGCCGCCTTACCGGCGCCGTAAAGAAGCCGCCATGGAAGATGCGATCCGTAGGCTGGTGGACGATCCTTCGTTGCCCTGTGTAATCGACGGTCGTGTCGTTCCCAACGGTTATGGGGCGGAATGATGCCCGGCCCACCGCTCCAGCGCCTGCTGGCCTCGCTGGCGATCGGTGTCGTGCTGGTGGGGGCATATTGGCTTGCGATGGAGAGTATCCCGCGCGCGATGCTGGCGGAGGCCGACGCGGCGGCTAAGTT